GCTATGGTATGACCCTTAGCCCTCAACAGCAGGCACTACAAGATCAACTCTTTGGTGGTGCCCAAGGGTTCTACAACCAAGCTACACAGCCCCTACAGCAGCGTACACAGGATGTCTATAATCAACTGAGGGCAATGCAAACCCCAGAGGAACAAAGGCAGCAGCTAGCCCTTGAAGAGCGTCTTATGGGTCAAGGACGCCTTGGTCTCAACACGGCACAGTTTGGTGGATCACCCGAACAGTTCGCACTTGCTAAGGCACAGGAAGAAGCAAAGAACCAGGCAGCCTTTGCTGCTATGGAACAAGCACAAAGAGAGCAAGCTCAGGCTGCTGAACTGGGTAGACAGTTCCAGACTGGTGGATATCTCCCAATGAATGCTCTTATCTCAGCATACAACCCAGGTCTCCAAGGTGCTCAGTTGGCTTCCGAGATGCAACGGGGAGGAGCTGGATTGTTTGGTGAAGCTGCTATGGGTGGTATCAATGCCTTGCTGGCAAGCCGTCTTGCACAGGGCAACCTTGCTGGTCAGATTGGTCAGGCACTCCTTGGTGGAACCATGCAGGGCATGTTGAGTCAACAGCAAGAGTCTGGGGCTAGTGATCTTGGAGCACTTACTGGAAGATTCTTTGATTGGCTTGGTGGTCTTGGTGGTGGTAACAATAACAATATGCAAGCAGGGTCTGGGACATAAGGAGATAAATAATGGCATCAATCAGTGAATCTTTAATCCAAGGGCTTCTTCAGCCATCTCTCAACTTTCAAAATCTCCAAGAGCCCCTTGGGATGATCCTTGGTGGAGCACAAGCACAGAAGGCTAGAGAGGAGAGACAGAAGGGTTTGATGACTCAAGCTATGGGTGCTACTGACATGAATGCTTTCCAGCGTCTTGTTCAGCAACAAGCTAGAACCCCTGAAGAAATGCAGCAGGCTATGGCTGCTTTTAATGCCGCACAGCAACAACGCACTGCTGAGCGAGAACAAAAGAGGCAAGTGGCTACTGAGCTTGAGCAAGAGTCAGAATTGATCAATGCACGCCTTGCTGCTCAGGACATTGCAAGAAGTAATGGTGATTATGGTCGTGCCCGTGCCCTACGGACGGCACCTATGGCATCAGTTCAGAAGTACATTGAAAGTCAGTTTGATGACAAAAACCCAACACTAGTTAGCACTTCAGGAGGTGTTGCTTATTGGGATCGTAAGCAGAAGAGACTAGTATTCGAGCCTACAGGGGGGGCTGGTGATGGGGGTGGTGCTCCTGGCGCTTCTCCTGGTGGATTTGATCCAGACGCAAATTCTAAAGGGCAACGAAATTACACAACCCCTGACGGCAGGGTTTTGAGTCTTAGTTTTTACGATGATGGAACTGTTGTCTACGAAGGAAAAAGAGTTCTTCCTGACTCAGTAGGACTTGTTCAGGTTAATAAGCCAGAAAGAACTGCATTCATAGAAAGAATGCAGAACGAAGCAGATGAAAAACAAAGAGCCGCTGCAGGTATGGCTACAAAAGCAGAGAGTGCAGCGGAGATTATGAAAGATGCTGGTATTTTCGACAGAGGTGTTTTGGGTAGATTAACAGGAACAGCCCTTGAAGCCGCTGGACGAGGTAATGAAATCACTGCTGCTCGAAGAGATCTTGCAACTTTGGCTGGCTCAGAAGCCCTTAGATATCTTCCGCCTGGTCCTGCTTCAAACGCTGACCTTTTGTTTGCAATTAACATGGCTCAGAATCCTCAAGATATGAATGAGGAACAACAACAACGATTCCTTAGAGGGTATGCTGCGGCTAGAAGAGCAGAAGCAGAATACTATCAAAGAATGAAAAGCCATATTAGTCAAAAGAGCACCTTGGAAGGCTTTGCTGAAACTGAGGAGCTTAACGCTCTTGAGCAACAAACTGAAGCAAACAACAATACAATTGTAGATATTGTTGGTTCTTCTAATGCAAAAGGACTAGTAGTAATCAACCAGGGTTTTCAAAAGATAGCCAATGATACCGATATGTCCCCAGAACAGAAAAAGAAAGCTATCAATGATATAGTAGTAGCTAACGCAGGTAAGCTAAAAGAAAAGGGACGTGATGCTTTTCAAAAGTTAGCTGAGGCTTATAAACAAAACATCGACAACGAAGCTCAAATACCTTCCCTTAGAAGAAGGATCTCTGACTTTAACAGGAGAAATCCCTGATTATGGCTAATCAAGAGTTTTTTGACCAAGCAGCATTTGATGCGGCTTTGGACGAAGATAATGAAATGCTCACCACTACTCAGGAAGACGCTAGGACTGAGAAGAGCCTTGGGGATACTGAGTGGAATTTGGATAATGGTATTGCTTTAGCTAGGGCATTTGCCGAAGGTTTTACTTACAACGGAAGCACGCACGTGGAGGTAGCTACCCGTTCTGCACTAGAGAAAGCACTTGTTGCAGGAAATAGTGAAGATTATACAACTATCTACCAAAGAAACCTTAAGCAGTACAAAGCTGATCAAGCAGCAGCAGAAGAACGAATAGGTGGTGCAATGCTTGCGGCAGAGCTTGCTGGTGGTATTGCCACACCAGTCCCTTTTGCAAAAGCAGGTCTCATAGGAAGGGCTGCAACTTCAGCAGGTCTAGGTGGTGTTTCAAGTGCTTTAGATGAAACATCTGTAGAGGGTGCAAAGGAGGCAGGTGTTCAGGGTGCTGCTTTGGCTGGAGGGATCACTGCTGGATTGGGTGTGATCGGTAAAGGTGTAAATTATTTAACTAAAAGAAACATCGAAGCTGATCTTCTAAATGAAGACGGCTCTTTCAAGCCTATCTTTTTAGCACCACAAACGGACGGTTTTACAGGAGGATTTCAAAAACTGTACAGAAACGTGTTGGGCAATGCTCCTGTTTCAGGGCGTATTCTTAAAGAACAACAAGAAGCAACCCTTGATCCTGCTAGAAAACTTGTTGAAGAAACAAAAGCAGCAGCAAACGAAACACAACAGGAAGCACTTGACGCTATAAAAGAAGATCTTAAGGCGGTGAGAGAAGCAGGAAGAAGTGAAGCAGCCTTGACTCAAGATTCTATTAACACTCTTATTGGTAAAGGACCAACGAGTGCTGTTTCTGCAAAAACCGCTCAGACAGTAAGAGAAGCAACAGATGCCGTCAATTTCACTTTTAGAAAACTTGCGTTTATGGGGGCTGCTCCAACGAATGTTGATCCAAAAGCATTAAAGGAGATTGAAGATCTTCTTAAAGAAAACCCTCGGGGAGCTATGGTTGTGTTGGATAGGCAGTGGAGGGAGAAAGGCTTTACTCCTTTCTTCAATTCAATCCCAGACACGGCTCAAATAAGCAGAGGTAATATCCTCACTGCCTTTAACAACAAAGTTAATGAAGACTCTACTTTGGTTTCTGCTTTGAGGGAAGGCAAGGTAACTCGAAGTCTTGGTGATATCTTTGAGGATATGTTTTCCGGTGGCGCTGTCAGAGGTATGCCCCTTGATAGAAAAGGTGTAACTGGTCGTAGGGCAGCTACAATGGGCGATTCGCCTATCACTGGTTCAGATATTGGTTCTGCTTATGCTCGTCTTGGGACTCTTATTAGTAAAGAAGCAGACCCTGCAACTCGATCAGTATACTACAAAGCACAGGAAACACTTGTTGATCTTCTTGAACAAAATCTTCCAAAGAATGAGTTCAGGAAATTTCTTAATGAAAAGAAAAAGTGGAAAACACTTCTTGCCGTTAGAGATGCAACGGAATCCACAGGATTTGACACAGGTGTCAGAGGGAATTGGGGGGCTGATGATTGGCTTACTTCTGTAAATCGACTTGGTAAAACCAATGCAAGGTATGGGACAGGACCATTGGTTAAGGAAGCTGAAGGAGTTGTTGATACAATTAGAGCAAGCGAGCGTCCTATAACTAATGCCATTAGAGCTTCTTTTGCTACTAGAGTAAAGGCAATGGAAGACAGATTAAAGCAAGCTAAAGCAGACAATGAAAGGCTTATCAAGCAAAAGCAAAAGGAATTAGCAAACGCTAAAAGAAGTATGCCCTGGGACCCTAGTTCCGCTGAAAGAGCAGGTGCAGCGATGTCCGCTCTTGAAAAAGCAAATGAGAAGTTGTTTATTGCTAATAAAACTCTTGAGGATTTCAATAGGCTTAAGATAGCAGAAATGCCTTCTTTCATGCAAGAGATGGCGGCTTTCAACCTTATGAAATCTGGTTTTGTTGCTTTTACTGGTACTTCCGGTGCTGCTGCTGCCTTTGGTGCTTCTCTTCCACAAGCAACCCTTGCTGGATTAGCAACCGTTGGTGGTCTAAGGGGAATGGCTTCTCCAAACACTCAAAGGTTTATTGCAGGTCAGACAGGGGCACAGCAGGCGATACAGAGAGGTATCAACAGTCGAGGAGGTCAGATGGTTAATCAGATCCTTGGTAGTAATCTACCCATCGTAACTGCTGGTATGCTCACTGGAGAACAGCAATGATCAAAAAATCAGACCTCAAATGTAACCAACCAAAGAGAACCCCAGGTCACCCTAAGAAGTCTCATGTTGTCAAAGCATGTGAGGGTGGTAAGGAGAAGGTCATTCGATTTGGTGAGCAAGGAGCAAAGACAGCAGGCAAACCTAAGAAGGGTGAGTCTAAGGAGATGACACAAAAGAGAAAGAGCTTTAAGGCACGACACGGAAAGAACATTGCAAAGGGTAAAAGTTCAGCAGCTTATTGGGCTGATAAGGTGAAATGGTAATGCCAGGTCTTTACGAGAACATTCATAAGAAACGTGCTAGGATTGAAGCAGGTAGTGGTGAGCGAATGAGGAAGAAGGGTTCCAAAGGAGCACCCACAGAAGAAGCCTTTGAGAAGGCAGCTAAGACAAGAAAGAAGAGGAGCAAGTAATGTTCAAGGTTTGCAAAGGATGCCCTAGCCCAGCTAAGTGTAAGAAGGCAGGGAAGTGCCTTAAGAAGGCTACTCAGGAGAAGGTGAAGAGTTACAAATAGTCGGCACTTATTGATAAGTAACGACAAAACGTAACACAAAAACAAGGGGGGCACTAAGCCCCCTTTGTCTTTCTCTAGTCCACTAAAGTGGATCTTTGATAAACTCTATCTCACAGGCATTACCCACACAGGCTAGAGTTTGTGCCCCTTCGGTATTGTCAGACATCTCTTGGATGTCCCAATCAATCTCTTTGGGCATTGTCTCTATACCAATCAAGTAAGCCCCCTCACTGATCTCCTCATAGGGAGCCTGTTGGTAGGTGTGCTCTGAGAAGGGCAGGAAGCTAATCCCCGATACTTCATCAAAGTTGTTGTAGATCCACTGACCTACCTCTAGGAACTCACTGTCCTTGTAGTACACCGTCTGTGACACTTTGTGTTCACACCAATAGTTCTGGTACAGGCTGTTCAGCTTCAACTGATCCATAGCGGACTGCTTGGAAGCCATCACAGAGCCCTCTGGAGCCTTTTGGTAGAAGGTGAATACCTTGGTAGTGGGTGAGGTCACATCAGTCTCCACAGGCACCCCAGCGGCTTCCAGAGTGGCACACAGGGGGTCTCTGGAGTCAGCTCTTACCCGACGTATGTAATAAGGGCTATAACGACCATGAATACCACTGGCGGAATTAACCAACTGGGATACAGTACCGGAAGGCTTAACGCAAGTAATAGCTGTGCTTTGATTGACGCCCAACTTGGCAGCCCATTCTTTATTAGTTTCAATTGCAGTCTCCTTCATGGCAGTAAGCCATTTTTCAAGATCCTTTGAATTGGGATTACCCAACAACCAATGGTCCATGATCCCTGTAAGGGACACCCCCAGCAGACATTCTTCCTTGGTGTTCACAGCCCATGCATTCCGGAGGTAACGGAAGTCAGTCAAGGTGGACTGAAGGGTTCCAAGGATTGTAGCTACACGCACCTTGTGCTTTAGATCCTCCAAGGTGTCATTGGGTCTAACCACAACCTCACTCAGGTTACAGAACTGGTTAGGACGTAGAATGATCTCTGAGCAGGGGTTTGTACCAAACTCAAAGTTAGTGTCCCTACGACCATTCCTGGCTGCCTGCTTCTGAGAAGCAACCCTTGAGAAGATCCCTCGTTCACCACTACGGGATTCATACAGTGCAGCCCATTCAGACAGGAACTGATCAAACTCAGGTTTCTCGGTATAGCAAGCACTGTTGTTCGACAAGCCACGCTGGGGCTGGTCTACCCACCACAGACCATGCTTTGCACGCCGAAGGCGATCATCACTCAGGTTACTCAGGCTAATCAGGGCTGACCTACGGACTCCTCCAACGACAACAATCTGAGCGATTTTGCAGCAGAGGTCGTGGCATTCCAGGCTTGTAAGTTTTCTTCCAGCAGCTCCCTTAAAGAGGTCAACTGAGAACCGGAATAGGCTGACAAGAGGTTCTGGACCTGAAGCCCTCCCTCCGAAAGTCCGGAGAGGTGCCCCAGCAGGACGCACTCGACTAACGTCCCACTTGGGTACTTGACCTGAATAGAGCAACGATAGGAGTTCTCGGAAGGCTTTTGCCCACCCGATCTTTGAATCCGATACGTGAATGATGGTGTCTGTGTCATAGAAGTCTTCAGCTACTTCAGGCAACTTAGCAATGTATTGTCTTTCTACACTAAAGCCCACACCAGTCCCACACATGAGAATGTACATCATCTCATCAAAGGCTCGGGGGCTGTCTACGGCAATGTAGCTACAGTTGAAGCCTGCTACGTTGTCTCGATCCAGTGCTTCACCTGCTGTCATCAGTGCCCGCATGGAGGGCATGACTTGCATGTCAAAGATGGAAGCCCAAAGCAAGTCCTCTGTCTCTTTATCAATCAAGCCTTTGTTAAACCAATAATTGGTGTATCGAAAGACTGTCTCTCCCCAATGCTCCCTTCGGTTATGATTGGGTAGGTATCGAGCATACCTGGATTTATGAATGTACTGTTGGTATAGATCCATCAAAGGTCCTCCTCTTCCTGTGTCCCCATCGCCATTGCAAACTGAATGTTGAACTTATGTGCCTCAAGGGCACCAAGGATCTCTATTGGGCTGAGTATGGGGTAACAGATAGTGTGTAGCTCCCCTTCATGCTCAATGAAGGCTACAAAAGAATCAGGAACCTTATCCTTGATCTCAATTTTATCAATGATCTCCTGAATGGTCTTTTCAGCTTCTTCTTTTCCCTTCTTCCCAAAGCCACCTTGAATGACTTGCATCAGCGATCACCTCTACCCTGAATGGTCCCATCTTCCAAGCGCTTCTTAAGTTTCTCTACATTGGCTTTAGCTACTTTCTCAAAGTCAATGTTCATATCATCCAAGATCATGGCAAGGTTCCAAAGGACATCCCCTGCTTCACTAATGACCTTTGCACGGTCCACACTAACAGCATCACCCCTCAGAATGGGCTTGATGAACAGGTCAGCCAGTTCCGCTGCTTCCACCATGAGAGAACAAACGGGATACATTCGGTCTTCATAAAGCGCAGTGCGAGAAGCAAGGCGCTGATACAGATTAAAGTCAAGATATTTTTCCTCTTTATTTTCCATGCACAATGTACTCCTCAATGAGTCTTTCCAAGTACCAGCTAGCCTTCTTAAGATCCTCAAGACCATTCTTGTACTTATACCTGTGCATATATTTTAACACAGAACCCTCATAATAGTTACACAAACCTGATCCTAATTGTTGCCTAATGTATTCTATGGCTTCAATGGACCCTTGGTTGTAGTGCTTTGGCTTTGCAACGGCATCCCATTCAGCAGGGGTAGCATTGTCAATACTGTTTCTCATAAAGAATGTCTCCCAGTTACAGTCTTGCCGACTTCTTTCTCTTCTTCTTTGAAGCATTGTCAACATAAGCAAGGAACTCATCTAGTTGTGATAGTGTAAAGTATCTAAACCCTTCCTTCTCACACCACTTGCCCATAGTAATGTCAGAACCTTTACGTACTTTCTTCCTTGGGTCAGAGAGAATAAATATCAATTCATTGTACTTATTGATACTGTCCCTAATGGCTTTGTACTTTTGAGTATCACCCGTCCTAAAGAACCCCTTGCACTCCACAATGATTCCACTGTCCGAGTGTACAAAGTCAGGTTTGTACTCCCTGTGAATCACATAGGGCAACATGAAGGGTTCAAACTTGAACTCCCATCCAGTCACCCCTTGTGCAAAGTCCCTCTCAAGACCACTCCTGTACCTGTTACTGGATCTCGGCATAGGGGATCTCTGGAACCTTGGGTTCATTAACTACCTTGGTGAAGAACTTTGGACCCGTGGAGTACACAAACCCCCGTACACCCTCCCAGCAGACCTTCTTGAAGTGACAGTAGGAGCAGGTAGCCGTCAATGCCATGTTGCCACTCTTGCCATCAGGCACAGGCTCTGCACAGGGCTTCTCAGGTGGTTCATTCTTGTTCACCATCTGCCATACGTGCTTCACTCGATCCTCGATGGAGTAGCTAATCTTCTCGTGGACAGGAGCCTGGGTGTCCTTCTCATCGTACATGAGATAGGTCAGGTGTCCATTCTGCTTGTCCATTGCAAGCCACCCGTACTTTGTCTCACCCTCGGAGTGAGCATAGGCTTTGATCTGTCCCACATAGGCAAAGGGATCATCATAAGCCAGTGAGCCATCCTTGAACTTCTTGAAGCCGTAGGTGCTGGTGGACTTGATGTCAGTCACAATCCCATCAATCTTACAGTCCATAGACCCCTTGACTTCAGCTACCTCACAGGGGTGCTGTTCATGTGTCACCTTATGCCCGGACATCTTAACCAGGAACAGCAGCATCTCCTCGATGATGTGACCATAGAGGAACTTGATGAGGTTCTCTGGGCGGTACTTCTGCCGTGCTTTACTGTGATAGTGATTCCATAAATAACGGTCGTCTCTTCCAATATTTGAGAGCCTCAGCTTGCGAGAATCGAAGCTCTTGCTAAGGAACTCCTTACGCATGAGATCCTTGACTGCCTCACCAAAGGCGTCAATCTCTTTCTCAATATCAACCCCCTCTGGTGCCCTCTTGGAGAGAACAACAGAGTAAATATCGTCCACTAGTGTATGAATCATAGAATACCCTCGTTGTGCTTACGGTGCTTGACAAAGCGCATCTTTCGTGTTCTAGGATTAAACACTAGGATCTGTACTCCAAGCATCTCTTGAGCAAAGGTTCTTTTGAAACCCCAGTTCAGCTCACTCTTCTTGCTCTTGATGTCAAAGAGCCAAACCTTTCCGTTCTTGATTGCAACAATGTCCACTGGACCCGTTGATCCAGAGTTTTGATAAACCTCAAAGCCATTGTCCCAAAGCCAGGTCACTGCATAGAACTCAGCGAGATCACCCACTCGGCTTTTGTCCTTATTCAATGTGTTTCACTCCAATTGTCTCCAATGTGGTACTCACCAGCCAGAGGACAGTTGAGCTTGAAGTGAAGCCCTGCTGCTTGGATGGATTGTACTGCCAAGATCCCAAAGGATCTGGCTTGCTCTTCCTTGACCTCACTTTGTATTTCATCATGGATGTTACCTACAAACTTAAAGTCAAGACCCCACATATTAGCATACTCATGGAGGATACACAGTGCTTTTTTCATAACAATTGCACCTGCACTTTGGAGAAGTGTGTTCAATGCAGCATGTTCTGATCGGATATAAACCTTTCTACCATCAACACCAAATAAGAACCCTCTATGGCTTTTAGAGGACACTTGTTCCTTAAGGGCTGCTAAAGCAGGCACGTTGCTAAGAAACTTCTCCTTCAGCATCTTTCCCTCTCGGGAATCTTTACCCACAATGGACCCTATTTTGGCGTCTCCTGCCCCGTACAGGAAAGCGTAGATAAAGGTTTTTGCTTGGTTCCTGGTCTCCAGTCCTGCTGCTAGCTGGTTTTTTGTATGTACATCACCCGTCAGGATCTCCTTAGTGTACTCAGGATCATTCATGTAGTGTGCAAGCATTCTCAACTCAAGCCCACTGGCGTCTACACCCACCAGCTTGTACCCCTTTGGTACCACCCAGCAGGCTCTACAGTCAGTCCCATAGGGCTTCCCATTGGCTGTCACCTGTGCCATGTTGGGGTTGCTGTGTGTCATCCTCCCCGTTACCGCACCATTGGTTCTGACTTCCCCGTGGACCCTACTGTCCTTGTCCACCAGCTCCAACCAAGACTCCACCATAGCAATTCTTTTCTGTACCATGAGGTACTGTGCTATGAGTTGTGCTTGGGGAATAGGAACACCCTCTAGGACAGTTTCATCCACCTTGGGTTGACCTGTCTCAGTGAACTCCTTGGGTTGCCATCCAAACCACTGAAGGTATCTCCCAATCTGCTGCCGCGAGCCAAGGTTGAAGGGTGACCAGCTTATCCTGCTGAAAGGTCCTGCCACCTGTTGCCATTGGTCCTCACCAAAGAACTTAAGACCCACTGAGGATAGCTCCCCATTGAGTTTGTACTTTGGTGTTACTTCCTTTTCAAAGACAGGCAGTGGTTTGAATACAGAGAGAACCGTATCCTCCAGCTCCATCAGTTTCTGCTTTAGTTCACCAAGGAAGGTGTAGCACTTCCTTTGATCCAAGAGCCACCCATTGCGGGTTTGCTCTGTGATGATCCATGCCACTTGGTGCTCTAGTTGAATGGACTGCTCAGAGAACCCCTGGAGTTCCTTCAAGAGGTACTCATGTAGCCTCTTGGTCACCTGTACGTCCCTCAGACAATACTCGATCATCTCGGGGGTACATTGTGACCAATCACTATGATCACCCTTGGGGAACCCTAGAGCCTCACCATAGGAGGCTAGACTGTGCCCTGCCTCCCTGCTGGGGTTTGCAAGCCTTCCAAGCACCAGGGTGTCTACTACCCTAGCCCTATCAAAGGAAACACCCCACAGGCGTTCCAGTACAGGCACATCGAACCCTATGCCATTGTGGAACACCCATGTGGAGTCTTTCTTGTGTTGATTGAAGAAGGTTACAAAGTCCTGTTTGTTTGTATACACACTTTCATTGACACATACACACCATATCCTTGTGGGGTTTAGGGAATCAGCTTCAATGTCAGTGTAAAGTAATGTCAAAAGGGAACCTCATAGTTCTGTTCAGCAGCATCATCCGGTACTTCCACCAGTCTACCTGTGTCTCGTTCATAGAACAGTTTACAGGCTACACCCGTGAGACCAGCAAAGCGATTCTTCAGAACACGCAC